GCCGTTTGATCGGTGGCGCTGATAATCAACTCTGTTTTGTTTGCGGCCATTACTTTGCCCTGTTCAATTCGCTACGCGCCGCCGACTGCATAGTTTGCAGGCGGATGAATAAATCCTGCTGTTCGTCTGACTTCACGCCAAGCCTGTCTTCGACAACCGGCAACACGTTAAAGTCCAAACCATGCCAGACTGCGCCGCCCATGCCGCTACTTATCCGCCACTGCGTGCCCATGGCAAAAAAGACACGCGCAGCGGTAAGGTTTTCAGGCCACACGTCGATCTGCCAATCCGGTGCATCGTCGTCTGCATCATCGCCGTCCCATTTGAGACCGAACGCGGCCAGCCTCTCCGATGACGGCGGCGTTGGCGGTGGCGGCGGCGGGCCTTTGACCCATGCCAGCGCCACCGCTTCTAGTTTTTTCTTTCGGCCCTTGCATGAGAATCCAGATAGCGCATGTAGATCGCCAGCGCGGCCCCGCTGTAGGCAGTTAGCAGCTTCTCCAAAGCGTCGCGGCTGTAGCCTTCTTCGACATCCTCCCATCCGCTGAGAATTTCAGAGCAGAGTTCGAGGTCATCAAGCATCGCCGCGCGAACAGTAAATTCTGTCAGGTCGGTCTTGCTCTTGCGCTTGAAAACTACCTTGAGCGGGAGCGGTGCGTCGCCGTTCGGAATCTGCACGGTGGCCGGAAACGTGGCGTCGGGTGTCAGTTTGAACATGATCAGATACCCACCAGCTTGAATTCATCCAGCCCTGCGGTCGCCGAGGTCAGCGCGCGGAAGTCGAATTCGTNNGTCCTGCCGTCACGCCATGGACTATGCCAAGTGACTGCGTCGTGTTGCTGCGAACGTTGTCCATGAAGGTAGCGACATTCGCGGCGGTGAGTTCAAGCGCCAGGTGTCCGCTAGACTCGCGTCCGGTGATGTACCAAGCAGGTCAATGAATTGCACCTGGTTGCCAAGGTCAAAGGTCAGTCCGCCGCTCACGTATTCCGTGCCTCCAGACAGCGCGCCGGTGGCATAGGTGCAGCCAAGCGTCAGCGCGCCGGTATTGGTATCTGTCACTGCCAGCGGAGCCTTGTAGGCGCTGTAGTCTGTTGCTGGCGTAGCGGTGGCGGTATCGTCTCCATCCAGTCCGGTGAAGGTGAAGTTGAACACGGGACGCGCGCCAACGGTTGCATCAATCGTGAACGTACCCTTCGCGCCGAGCAGCAGGTGCAGCGCGCCGTCATCGAAGTATCGCAGCGTGCCGGATGCCTGAGCAGACGCGGCGGCCAGTCCGTGCTCAACACGCGCCGGGGTAGTGAGTGCCGAGCCTGCGGCGAAGTTGCACATCTGCAAGAGTACATCCCATGCGGCCGCCGTGCCTGCCGTACCGCTGTGCTGATATTCGACGCTGAAACTGAGCGTCTTGTAGGCACTGCCGACAAGCTGCTTGCACATTGGATACCAGCACGGCATCCGTCGCCGCCCATGAGCCGGGATCGGTGCCGTAGGTGACTTCTTTTTTGACCTGAATGACATCATTCATCACATAGCGGGACATGGCTTACTCCTTCAATTCTGCGGGTTGGCTGGCTGGCTTTTTCACGGCGGGCACAGGTTCATCTGTCCGCGCTTTGGCAGGTTCGACTTCTACCCATTGGTGGGTTTTTTCGTCGTAGTGTTGTTTGTCTTTTTGAATGGTCATGGCGGCACCTAAAGAAGAGTTTGGGGAGCAGCGGGGTTCACGTCGTAATCGACAACGAAGCGCATCGGCCAGACACCGACCGGCTTTTCTGCGCCATCTTCGACGCGAAATTCGCCGATACCGGCATACTTGCAGCCGCCGCGCACCAGGTTACCAAGCGTCTGGTCAGATGCGATAGCAGTTTCGACTTCCAGCGCAATCTGGTCAAGCACATCCTCAATGGTAGTCAGATGTTTGGCGCAACACTCAACTGTGATCGTTACCTGCCGCGCGCTGCGGTGCATGGCGAATGGGTCAAGCACTGTCTCATCCTCGGCAAACACACGCAGGCCGGGTAATTCGGTGTCGGCAAAGTCGTGATAGCGGTGTCCGAAAACATTCGCGCCCGTTGTAGCCAAACCTGCGAGCCGAGTCACCAGCGCCGCGCGTATCTGGGTGCGGGCGTGACTCATGCTGCCTCCAGAATGACGGTAGTCCAGCCCGTACCGTCAGACTCCTTGCGCACGGCCTTGTAATTGACGCCGTTGACGGTGATCTCCGTGCCGCGAACCACGGCGGCAACACTGGCGGTCTCGCACTGAAACGCGGGTGACGTGCCGTCGATGGCGAACGTCGACGCGTAGTCGTTGTCAAAAATACCATCCACCGTAATGCCAAACCCAAAGTCCGCCGTCGCATTTGACAAATGTTTTACAACGGCAGCATTGATGCGGGCCTCATGGGCGGCGAACGGCGATGCCATGGCTATTAGGTTGCAACAGGCACATTGGAGCCAAGCAGCATCTTGACGGTCGGCGACGGATTGGCAGCCGCTTCGACGGCGATGCCAACGCATTGCTGCGCCGTGGCGGTTTTGTTCACTACCTTGTTTGCCGCGTCCCAAAACAGCCGGTCGCCAACAGCAATGGCCAGCGCCGAAGTCTTGCCGATTTCGACTACACCGCTGACGCGAAACGATCCGTCAACCCCGCTGGCAACATCGGCTTCAGCAACACCGAACAACGCCGTGCCGAAGAGATAGCCGATACCTGATGCAACTGCTGCGCCGGGGGCCAGGTTAAGTACTTCGCCTTCCTGAATATAGTTTTTCATGTCATCGATCCCTTCAGTAAATTAAACGCCGGTTGATTTATACAGGCCACGGAAATCAATTGCCTTTGCCGCAAAGTCGAGCCGTGCCTTGATCTCCATGCCATCGACTTCGAAGCCGTTGCGGGTCTCGATATACACGCCTTCGTTGCCGTCGAGATAGCAATACTCGATGGTATCAATGGTCATCGGATCGGCGGCGGCATACCAGACTGATGTGCTGGCGGCATCCAGACGCGGCTCGACAAGCACTTGCAGCGCTGACTTGAACGGGTTGATGTCGCTGGATTTGGCGCTGACAAAATCGGCGCTGGTGTATTGCTGCGCCGTGGTTTCGAGCGCGGCAGGCACGATCAGGTAGGATGGCATCACGTTGATAAATTGTCCATCCAGGCTCTTCTGGATACGCATGGCGCCGCGCATCGCATTGAGACCGGCTACTGCGATAACGCCTGAGCCAAGGTTGCCGTGGGTAGCATGAAACAGCGCCACGCCGTCGGCGAGTGCTGCGTTGGTGGTGATGATGCCCCACACGATGTCAGACTCAAGGTTCGCGGCGGCGCGGCCAAACTTGGCGGGCAGATCAGCGAATGCGGCCAGGTCATCATTGATCAGCGTCTGCCGAGTCACGGCGATGATGCGGCCATACGTCGCCAGGCTGTAGGTCTCCTTGCCGTCGCTGATCGCGCCGTACGTGAATTCACCGGCTTCGTTGACCTTCTTGAGCTGCGGCGCATAAAGTCTGCGGCGCGGCTTCGTATCCGGCACGCAGCGTCTTGTTGGCGACGTTTGCCAGCACAGCCGGGAAGTCAGACGTTGACAGCGCACGCTGGGCCAGTTGCAGCTTGTCCATGCCGCGTGTGCTGACGCCTTCTTTCTCGATCAACTGGCGGCCAATTTCAAGCAGGGACATGCCGCGATACTGGCGGCCTGCATCGGTGAGCTTGACCTGTCCTGGCGCGGCGCGGTTCATGATGGCGTTCTCGACGGCATCGCGGCGGGTGTCGGTCTCATCGACCATCGTGACGATGTGCGGCGTGTTACGGCCAGCATCACGTGTTGCGAGAGCGTCGAGAATCTGAGCACGGGCAGCTTCGACAGTCACGCCGCCGGATACCAGCTTGTCGGCAGCATCCGTCATGCCGTGGCGCTGACACAGGACGGTAATTTCAGAGACGCGCGAGCGCTCGGCAAGAGCGGCTTCGGCGCGGATGGCGTCGAGATCATGAGTTACGGCAGGGGTAGTTTCTTGGGACATGACAGTCTCCTGGTTATGGGCGGCAGCCCGGTATTGAAATTCGCACGAAGTCGTGCGCTGGTCTGCGGAGCGGAAACCCGCACCGGCATCGGCAGGAATTGGCACGATGGATAGCTCCATCGGTATCCAATCGACGGCCCGGTAAACTGGGACATCGCCTTCTTCGATCTGGTATTTGCGCACGGCATAGCCAACGCTGATATTGCGCAG